ATAACAGAGCCAGTTACTTTAGCAGAGGCAAAATTGTATTGCCGTGTTACAACAAGTGCTGAAGATACCTTGATTACGTTAATGATTACACAAGCAAGAGAAGCTATCGAAGTTGCAACAGGATTGAGTTTAATACCAAAAAACATAACTACTTACTTTAACAACGTAAGTGGTAATTTTGATATTCCATTTGGACCAGTTGACATTGATACGTTTGAGTTGTTTGATATGGAGCAAGATGCTTTAGAGATTACAACACCTAACCTACAATTAATAGGTAATGAGTTCCCTAAACTATCTTCACCAAGATATGCCAACTTAAAGGCTACTTATGAAGCTGGTTACACAACTATACCTAAAGACCTTAAATTAGCCATATTAGACCAAATTAGCTACGATTACGAGAATAGAGGATTGGATGGCGATTCTGGTATTTGTGAGAAGTCTTGGAAAGCGTGTCAAAGATGGACAAGAATATCCCCAATTTTATAGTATGAAGTTAGGAAAAGCGAAAGCAAACTACGTTGATGCCAACACGATGACTCGTGAGGTCAAAATCTATGCTTCCACAAGGACAAGTGATGGTCAAGGTGGTTTCACTACTACATTTGCCCTACAAAGCACTGTTTGGGGTGATTTAAGACCAGATAATCAAGTTCGTGAGGTAGGAGAGGCAGAATTGCAATTTGACCAAAGAAACCGCCTTTATATTCGTTTTGGTGCTACTATTAAAGATTCGGATGAAGTAGAGGTTGAGGGCGATAGATTTACAATACATTCTATTAAGAACGTAGAGAACCAAAATAGGTTCTTGGAGTTAATAATTTACAGATAATGCCAAAATTTACTTTTGACATAGGTAATTTATCAGAGGTATTAAAAAAACTTGATACTTTAGATGCTAAAGTACAGCAAGATGTAAAGGATGAAGTAAACGCATCAGCTTTAAACATACAAAGTGGAGCAAAGAGATTAGCACCTGTAAACTTTGGTCAATTAAGAAATAGCATATATCTAAAAGAAAAAAATGTTGATAAAGGTTATGTTTTTTCTGTTGGTTCAAATGCTTCTTATGCGCCTTATGTAGAATTTGGAACAGGTGGTAAAGTAAGCATCCCAGCTGGATTTGAGGAATTAGCAGCTTCATTTAAAGGTAGAAAAGGTGGTAAATTTAAAGATATGGTAGATGCTTTGACTCTATGGGTAAAAGGTAAAGGTATTGGAGGAGGTAAAGATAAGTCAATTGCTTATGCAATAGCTATTAGTATATTAAGAAAAGGAATGAGACCACAACCATTTTTAATACCAGCGTTTGAAGCAGAAAAGCCAAAAATGATTAAGAACATATTAAACGTATTGAAGAATGTTAAATCCTAATATTGAGATAAAAAAGTGGTTTTATACCAACTTGACAAGTGCAAGTGGATTGGTTGTTTACGATGGTTTTGCTCCAGAGGGTGCTGGTGATGAGTATATTGTAATGACTGGAAGGACATCAAGTCAAGAGCAAGGTAAAACAGGTTATACAAATAGTATTAGCATCGTAGTTGATATTATTACAAAAAATGCTAACTTTGGATATAAACGTGCTGAAACTATAAGCGATTTAGTGTTGGATGATATAAACTCTGATACAGTTATAACCCTATCAAATGGGTTTACTGCTTCAAGTTTAAGTGTAGAAAGCATTAGAAACTTAGATGGCTTAAACCCTTTAGATAACGTTTTTAGAGTATTAATAACATATAACATAACCATAACTCAAAATTAAAATTAAATAAAATGGCAGAAACAAAAGTAAGCGGTAGAGATTATATCCTCTTAGCTGACATTAACAATGATGGAACATTCAAGCCTGTTGCTTGTTTGACTTCTAACTCTTTGACATCAACTTTAGGAACAATTGATGCAACTTCTAAGTGTGGCGACCAATACACTCCAAATCAATCTTTTAATCAATCTTTCGAGTGTGAAGGATTTGCAATTGATGAAACTGGTACTCCTTCTAAAGATAGCTACCAACAATTGTATACGGCTCACGCTGCACAAACTTTGTTTGCAATTAAAATGGGTAAAGCCGTTCCAACAACAGGAGATGTTTATTATGGTGGTGTTGGTCAATTAGTATTTATTAGCAACTTTAATGTTAATGCTGCTGATAAGGATGATGTAAAGTTTACTGCGACTTTAGTAGTAAGTGTTCCTCCTATTACACAAACTGAACAATCATAATAAATAAAAAACTATGTTCGAATTAAAGACTAACAACAACACAATCCACCTAAAGTGGGGTACTTGGTCAATGCGTGAGTTTACTAAACAAAACAATATCGGTATTGATGAGTACTTTAAAGTTCTTTCAACGGCTCAAACAAGTTTGGATGTAATAGTTCAGCTTGTTTATATTGGTTACAAATCTGCTTGTGTAAGTAAGAAAGATGAAGTAATATATACAATTGATGATGCTTGTGATTGGATTGATGAAGTTGGTTCTATTTTTAGCGAAGAAGGTCAAATAATTGACTATTTAAAATATATCGTTGAAAATACAGTCAACACCATTACAGGTGTAAAGAAAGAAGAAGAAAAAAAAAAGCCTAACAAAGCTAAGCTGGGATGATATCTTAGTTAAAGCTGCGGAGTGCGGAATAAGACCAAATGAATTTTGGGATATGACTTGGAAGGACTTTTCCATTATCGTTTTAGGTAAGGAAAGAAACGAGTTAAACGAATGGGCAAGGACTAGAAACCTTGCCTATATTGTATATCTAAGTTCCACAACCGAGAAAAATCCTAAAAGTATGAAGGCTTTTTGGAGCATACCAGAATTAGACAACGCTGATATTGATGAAGAAAGAGTAATGATAACTGAAGAACAACTGGCAAGGACACTTAAATTGTACGGAGCAAACTAATAAAAATGGCAGAAATTTTAGATATAGAAATTAATATTGGTGCTAATACGGAAGATTTATCTGCTGAATTACAAAAAGCCGAAAATTTACTTAGTAAATTACAAGCAAAATTAAAGAAGTCAACTGATGTTGGTGAAATACAAAAGTTAACTGCTAAAATAAGCAGTGTTGAAGGTTCAATTGGTACATTAAGTTCAAGAATAAGTGGTGTTGCAAAACCAACTAATGATGCTACAAATGCTTTATCTAATTTATCAAGGGTAGCACAGGATGCTCCTTATGGATTTATAGGTATTGCAAATAACTTAAACCCTTTATTAGAATCATTCCAAAGATTACAAACAAGAAGTGGTAGTGCAACAGAAGCATTAAAATCAATGGCTGCTGGTTTAGTTGGTCCAGCTGGTATAGGACTTGCTTTAGGTGTTGTATCTTCTTTAGCGGTTACATTTAGTGATGAAATAGCTGCATTTTTTATTGGACCAACTGAAAAATTAAAGAAGTTTAGAGAAGAACTTAATAAGTTAAATCAAGATATTTATAAAATAGTTGGCGAAGCGCAATCTAATAGAACTATTGGATTAAATTTAGTTAACATTATTTCTGGTGGTAATCCTACACAACAACAAGAAGCACTCAAAAGACTTAAATCTTTATATTCAGATAATAAAGCTATTAAAGATGCCACAGTAAAAACTGATAAGGCTTATTTAGTACACTTAATTAATGTTGCTGCAATACAAGAAGATGCAGCTGGTAAAGAAAAAAATACACAACAAATTTTAGCTGCTGCTTATGCTGAAAGAAGAAAAATTGAAGCACAAAGAAATGAGGATTTAAAAAATGCAAAAACTGTATTTGGTGGTAGTGCTGGATATAATGAAAAGAAAGCAGCATTAGAAAAGAAAAGAATAAATGACCAATATGCTGGTTTACTCGCATCATTAGATGCTACAATTGCAAATGCAAAAACGAAAAATGCAGAGTTACTTAATACTTTAACAAATATTGAGACTCCAACTCCAGATGGCAAAGCACCACCAAAACCTAAAAAAGATAAAACTTTACCATTAAAGGAAGCGCAAGATTTAATTAGACAAATTAATAAAACTAATAAATTATTAACTCCATTAGAAGAAGTTATTGGTGGCGATACTGCTATTGAAGATTTAAAGAAGCAGCACGAAGATTATCTTAAATGGTTAACAGGTTGGACTAAATGGAAAGAAAAGTTAGCACAAGATAATATTGATAATGAGAATAAGAAATTAGAAGAATTAAATAAATCATACGAACAATTTGCTAATACAATTTCAGAAACAGTTACAGGTGCTATATTTAGTATGTATGATGCAATGCAAGAAGGTGCAAGTGCAACTGAAGCATTAGATGTTATGTTTCAAAGATTAGTAAGACAATTAGCTGAAATGGCAATTAAGGCTGCAATATTTGCTGGTATTATGTCAGCAATAAGCGGAGGTGCAGCTGGTGGTGGAATTTCATTTGGAGGTGCGCTTAAAAAAATACTTGGTTTAGCAGATGGAGGCATTGCAACTGGTCCAACATTAGCAATGATTGGTGAAGGAAGTGAAAGCGAGGCGGTTTTGCCTTTAAGCAAACTTGGAAATATAATGCAATCTTCTTTTAATGCTGGGTCAATGAGTGGTTATGGTGGCGGAAATGGAGGTGGAGTGGCAGTATTGAGAGGTCAAGATTTATTAATTGCATTAAATAGAACTCAAAAGGCATCTTCACTTAAAGGACAAAACATAAGTTTAGCATAATGGCATACGGATTAAGATATACAATAAGCCAAATTTTAAGGAATGAAAGTTTATTAGAGGTAGAAATACTTGAAAAAGATTATACAGATATAGAAGTTAAAAGCTATACTGCTACAAATATTATTTTACAACCAAATGCAAGTCAAGATTATCCAAATCCACAAATAATTTCATCTCAATTAAACTTCTCTTTTATACTTGAAACAGAAGATGATTATATACAATTTCCAGATGTATTAACAAGTGATGATAGAAAATACTGGGTTATACTTAAAGAAGATAGTAATGTTATTTGGAGAGGCTTTTTATTTAATGATTATTCACAAGTTGGATTTACAACAGGAATACAAGAAGCATCTTTAGTTGCAGTTGATGGTATTTCATTTATTGAAAATGTACCTTATGTAGTTGATGATAGTATTAATAAAACAGAAAATCTTTTAAGCATTATTAGTAAGGGTTTAAATAATATGCTTTATCCAGAAGATTTGAATTTAGTTGTAGCTTGTTCATATTTTGCAGAAGGAATGCAAACAAGATTAGATGGTGAAGAATATGAACCATTAAGTCAAACTTATCAATATAGAAGGGATTTTTTAAATATGTCATACTATGATATTATTTTAAATATTTTAACTTCATTTAATTGTCGTTTATTTCAATCAAATGGTGATTGGTGGTTTATGTCTATGAATGAAATGTCAGCAGATACAAATTACTATACTAAGTATTCTCTTATGCCAACTATTGATATGATTGATTATGGCATTTTAGATACTCAAATTGACATAGAACCTTATGCAATGGGTAATGTTCACTTTATCAATAATAGTCAAACAAAGGTGCTTAAAAAAGGGTTTTTTAATATATCATATAGAGGTAAGTTTGAATCTCCATTAAACTTTGTTCATAATTCTGATTTAAAGATTAATGATGGTACAAATGCACAAGGTTGGATAAAGCAACAATCTGGAAGTGGAAATGCTACTTTAATAATAAATCAAGGAACTGTATTATCTCCAAATCCAGAAGAACAATTTAATGATTGGTTTTTAACAAGAGCAACAACTGGTTCTGCAAGTGTTGAAATGGGCAGTCTTGGACCTTTTGACCCCTATTATTATTTGCCTTTTATATGTGGAACGGATAATTATGTTTTAAAGATGGAACATAAAACCATATCTGAATGCAAAGTACAAGTTCAATTAATTATTTCTCCAACAAATATAAAGTATTTAGATACGAGTGGAAATTGGCAAACAAGTGTTCATACTATACCATTACCAGCATCTGCATCTGGTAATTTTGAGAACTTTACTTTAAAAATACCTAAAAATTCAAATGTTATAGAAACATTTTTTGGACATATAAAGGTTAAGATAATTGCAGATACAAATGGTGCAACAACTACTGTTAGGAATTTTAATATACAATTAGATGAAAGGTCAGTAAAATATGTAGAGGTAGTTTACAATCCAGAAAACTTACCAGCATCAACTCAAAAGGTATATGAACAACCTTATGGAAATACTTATCCAACGGCATTTGTTGGAATAGTTAATAGTTATACTATTATTAATAAAGGTTGTTTTTATGATTTAGATGGTAATTATTTAAAGAATTGGGCAACAGTTGTAAGTGGTAATTTATTAGGCGCACCTGTTTTGATTACATTTATGACTTATCAACAAATGAAGTTATCAAATAAAACAATTGCAACATTAGAAGCAGATTTGGGAAACTTTAAAGCTAATAATGGCTATATTTACTTAGATAAAACATTTAGTGTTACTGATATTACAGGAGGGAATCTTTCTTATGATGGTAAAAAGTTTATGATTAATAGAATGTCTTTAAATTCATATTTAGATGAAACTACATCTATACAATTTATAGAAGTTACTAATTCTGGAGATTATCCTTTTGCTTTTTTCTTAATACCTAATTATATTATGGATACAGGTGCTTTACAACCTTTTTGGGATATTCAACTAAATATTTTTTAACTTTGTAATATGGCAGCAGTAATTGGAAATAACGTAATGCTTTATTGGCATAGGACAGATGTAGACCCAGAGGTGGATGTTCCATTTGCTTGTAGTACAACTTGTGCTTTTCAAGTAAATGTAGAACAAAGAGAAGTTACAAGCCAATCAAGTGCTTGGTTTAGACAATATAAAAACGATATAGCTACTTGGAGTGTTACCTGTGATGGGTTAATTACTTTGAGTGGTTTTTCTTATTTATTTATGCTTGAAAAACAGTTATCAAGAACACCAATAGAGATTAAGTTTGTGGTGGATAACGGAGTTGATGGTTTAACAATTATTAATGGAATTTGTAATATATCAAGTTTATCAATAAATGCTCCTATGAGGGATGTGGCTACATATAACGTAAGCCTACAAGGTAGCGGTGCATACAATACAACAGGAACAGAGGTTGACCCAAGCGGTGTTATTATCGTAGGTGCTAACCCTGTTAAAACAAAAGGTTACACGGCAAGTGGTGGAGAAACTTCAATTACTTTTGCGGACACAATCGGTTATGCTTGTCTTTACGTTTCAAGAGGTGGTGTGGATGCACAAAACATTTTAACAACAGGAGTTCCAACAGGAGATGATGTAAAGTTTGTGAGTGCGACAGGAGTTCTTACTTTTGGTAGAGCATTAGCAGCTGGGGAATATATTAGAGGATTATTTCAATAAAATATTATGAGTCAATTACAAGTAACAGGAGAAGCAAAGATTAGGGATATACAAGGTCCAGTAGTGTCTAATAGCGGTGTTATAACTGCATTAGATGGCGATGCTTCTCAATATGTACGAGGAGATGGTACTTTAGCTGACTTTCCTACATCAACAGGTGGAGGTAGTTCGGTTTCTTATTATCTTAACTCAAGTGTAAGTCAAGGCACAATCGGAGGGGTTGCTTATAGACAATTAGGCAAAACACCAATTGCTGGTGCTGGAACTGATATTGCTATTTCGGCTAATGGATATGTAGCGAGTTACTTAACCGATGCTAATGACCCTGCTTTATTAGAAGTACCTGCTGGTAACTTTAATTGTGAGTTCTATTTTAGTGTAAATAATAACACAGGAGACCCTTTTACTTATGCAGAGGTTTACAAATATGATGGCACAACTTTTACCTTATTAGGCACAAGCGTTGGAGTTCCAGAGTACATTACTGAAGGAACTGTAATTAAACCTTACTACTTTGCTATACCAGTTGCTCAAAGCGTATTGACTGTAACAGATAGAATAGCGATTAGAATATATGTAAACGTAGATGGTAGAACA